ATCCTTCAATCGAAAGATTGAATTCGTTAAGGAAAGAAACTTTAGTAAAATAAAGTAAAATAGTACTTGACTTTATGTGTAAAGTTTGGTATTATAGGTGTTCATATTAACAGGAGATATATTATGGAACTAACTGATAACACGTTGAACGTTCTAAAGAACTATGCAACGATTAACCCCAACCTCGTATTCTCGGAAGGGAATACATTAAAGACTATTTCAGTCGCACGTAATGTGTTGAGTACTACAACTGTGGATGAAACATTTCCTCAGAACTTTGGTATCTACGACCTTAACGAGTTTCTGAATGTTCTGTCCCTTGTGGACAAACCAACCTTGAAGTTTGAAAAAGACTTCGTCAAAGTCTATGACAACACAGGTAGAAGTAACGTAAAGTACTTCTTCTCTGATACAGAAATGTTGACATCGCCAGGTAAAGACATTGTCATGCCTGAAGCGGAAGTTAACTTTGTTATAGATAATGACACATTGAATAGAGTTAAGAAGGCTGCTGCTGTTCTAGGTCATACGGAGATTAGTATCTCACCAAGTGGTGGGTCTATCAATCTTGCGGTTGTTGACTCTAAGGATGCGACATCAAACGCATTCTCTATTGATGTAGAGGGGTCTTACCCCGAAGGAGTGGACTTTAACTTTATTGTTAACGTAAACAACATTAAAGTAATCAATGAAGACTTTGCAGTTTCTATTTCCTCGAAACTTATTTCGAGATGGAAGTCACAACAGTCTGCAATTGAATACTATATTGCACTTGAAAAATCATCTAACTATGGAGAATAATGATGGCAAAAGCAGAAAATAATCACGAAGAAATCTATGAGGTTTCCAACCGAGTTGCACGTTCAACGGTTGCAGTAATTGATACTGTCGTACAACGTGGTGGATTCAAGGGAGAAGAACTCTCGACAATCGGTCAACTAAGAGATGATGCAGTACGTATCGTCCAGTTGTGCGAAACTCACCAAGGTTCTCTTGATTCAGAATCCTCAGAGAAGTAGTAATACTTCCTGTTAATAAGGTTGGTGGTTATCCTAAAAACCACCACATTTTACTTGACAAAACGTTTCATATAATGTACAATGTATATTAATAGAAACACTTTATTATGGAGACACTATGTCTAAAGACTTCCTATGGGTTGAGAAATATCGACCACGACAAATCACATCAACCGTACTTTCTAAAGACCTAAAAGATACATTCCAAAAGATTGTAGACTCAGGTGAAATACCAAACATGTTATTCACGGGTACTGCGGGTACAGGTAAAACTACTATCGCACGTGCAATTTGTGATGAACTAGAACTTGACTACATTGTTATCAATGGTTCCGAAGAAGGAAACATCGATACTCTACGTGGTAAAATCAAACAGTTCGCTTCGTCCGTCTCCCTTTCTGGCGGTTACAAGGTGGTAATCCTTGACGAAGCGGACTACCTTAATCCTCAATCGACACAACCCGCATTGCGTGGTTTCATCGAAGAGTTCTCTCAGAACTGTCGATTCATTCTCACATGTAACTTCAAGAACCGTATCATCGAACCACTACACTCTCGTTGTGGTGTCTATGAGTTCAATACTACCAAGAAAGGTATGGTAGAACTATGTGGTCAGTTCATGAAGAGAATGCAAATCATCCTAGAGGGTGAAGGTGTTGAATACAATAACGAAGTCCTTGCGGGTCTTATAAGTAAGTATGCACCCGACTGGAGACGTATACTAAATGAGGCACAACGAGGTTCAATTGGTGGTACTATCAACAGTAGTGTACTGGTGAAAGACAATGACCAATACTCAGACCTATACAAACATCTCAAGTCACAGGACTTCAAAAAGATGAGAGGTTGGGTAGTAAACAATATGGACGTGGAACCCGCTGCAGTTTTCCGTGGTATCTATGATACTATGGACGGTAAGGTTCAACCACAATCAATCCCCCAACTGGTATTAATACTTGCGGACTATCAACATAAGAATGCTTTTGTTGCAGACCATGAACTTAATCTTGTTGCATGTCTTACTGAATGTATGGCAAATGTGGATTTCAAATGATGGTTAATAAATACTGGAGACTATGGGCAAAGTCCCTAGGTGAAAAGGTAGGTGAAGACGGACAAGCGGATGGTATTGCAGTCATCCGTACAATTTGGTGGGTGACCCATATGTTAACATGTTGGTTCATTATTTTAAATGCAATACAAAATCACGGATGGGGATTAATAGGACTATGACAACTTTTCAAAGAATAAAAACAGTGTTAGACGACAATGGATGTGTAGTACCCCTAAAGGTTATTGCTGAAGTAATGAATATATGTATGACAGATGCAGAACATATCCACATACCCGAAACTCTAATTAGACAAGCGGATGGTTCTTATAGACCTGTCCAAACAGATATGTTTGATGACTATGACCAATAAATGGGATAAGGCATATATGACAACCGCCGGAAGTTTCGCACAATTATCTTCTGCGAAAAGACTTCAAGTTGGTTGTGTGATTGTAAAAGACAATCGCATCGTGTCTGTTGGGTATAATGGTATGCCAAGTGGATGGGATAATAAGTGTGAAGATAGAGTTCTGTATGATTACGGTAATAGGTCAAGTGAAGCAAAATATCAACTAAAGACCAAACCCGAAGTACTCCATGCAGAAACAAACGCAATCGCAAAGATGGCACGTTCCCCTGAGAGTGCAGAAGATGCCAGTCTATACACCACACACGCACCCTGTTTTGATTGTTCTAAGTTGATATACCAATCAGGAATAAAGAGTGTGTTTTATAAAGAAGAGTATCGCTCAAATGATGGGTTGACATTCCTTCGTAAGTGTGGTATAATCGTTGAAAAGATGAAGGTATAATATGAACCCCTTTGATTATGTAAACAGTGTAAATTATACCAAGAAAGATATAATGGAATCTCCTGAAGATGAGAAGTCCTATAACTCTTTCATGGTAAACCGTTCTCTATCTTACTTTAGTGATACCGTGGGTATTGCAAATGAGATGAACCGATACCACCACCTAGACTCACGTCTACAATATTCATTTCTTATAAATATAGTTAGGAAACGAAAACGTTTCTCAAAGTGGGTGAAACCCGAAGTACAGAATGATGTTGACGTGGTGAAAGAATACTATGGATATAGCAACGAAAAGGCAAGACAAGTTCTTCCTCTTCTTACACCGTCACATATAATAACATTAAGAAATAAGGTGAATAAAGGTGGAAGAAAATAATTTAATAACAACATGGTCTCCAGCGACTATGTTAGAAATCAGTCTATCGGAACCCGATGACTTTCTCAAAGTTCGTGAGACGTTGACCCGAATTGGTGTCGCATCCCGTAAAGAAAAGAAACTGTTTCAATCGTGTCATATCTTGCATAAACAAGGTAGATACTTCATTGTACATTTCAAAGAACTCTTTATGTTGGATGGTAAGAAAGCTAATCTAGAAGATACCGATGTTCAAAGACGTAATACGATTGCAACACTTCTTGCAGACTGGGGTCTTGTAGACATTCAGAATAAAGAAGTTGCAGTTGAATGTGCTCCTCTACGAACAATCAAAATTATCGGATTTAAAGAAAAAGAAGAATGGGAACTTTGTCCGAAGTATAGTATCGGGAATAAGTAAATGACTGTATTGAGTGTCTTCGAGAATAACGAAGACCGTATTCGTAATAAGAAAATCATTCGGGGAAGACTAGACGACCCTAGTTTAAACGACTGGAGTTGGACTCAAGTCATGGATATGGTGGATACTCACCGTAGAGAAGACTATGATTGGAACCGAGAGAAACAGAGATTAGGTCTTAACGCATTCCATCAAAGAGGTTCTGCACCCCTGTTCGCAAAGGGTGTTGTAAAAGATATGCAGAAGTTCTTTATCGACAATCATAAAGATAAGTTGCATAAAGACGAGTATGAGAAAGGGCCACAACAAATCACAAACATTGCATTCTGTGGGTTTGGTCAATACTCAGGTTCATATCCGAGACACAAAGATTCAATGGACGTGTTCTTAATACAAGTCATAAACGAATGCAAAATAACAATCGGTGCTGCCGAAGAACCCTCTAATGACGATACGGTCATGACCATGCAAGCAGGAAACTTTGTTTGGATTCCTAGAGGCACATGGCATAAACTCGAACCGACAGTTTCGAGGGTGACGTTTTCATTTGGTGTAGAAGGGGACTTTGACCCCGCAGAGTATATTTAACCCTGTCCTCTATACTTCTTGAAACTTCTCTTTTTAGACTTGTTCATAGTCGCCATTGATTTGGGACTACGACCAATAGAAGTACCTTTCTTCGTAGGTTCGTGTGTAGATTTAAATGCGTTTTTCGCCATGTTATTTACCAGTTTGTTAAAATAAAGTCCTTTTTTTTACTATAGGGGTTGACTTTTAAAATATAATACTTATATATAGTATAGTAATGCCGAATAATCGGGTTACATTAATCTTGCTATAATCATAGGAGAAATGATATGACAAAAATAGGCAACACGCTATTCCCACGTGCATCTTTTATTGGGTTTGACCACTTGTTCAGTGAACTTGAACACGCAACTATTCACGCACACGACCATTATCCACCTCACAATATTGTGAAGGTTACGGATGATACGTTCATGATTGAAGTTGCAGTCGCTGGATTCGGTAAAGGAGAAGTCACAGTCGAACAGAAGGAACGTTCTGTTATGATTGCGGGGGAACATAAAAGTAATGGAAGAGAAGTTATACATCGTGGTATTAGTACCAAGAAGTTTAAACGCACCTTCCGTCTATCCGAGTATGTCCAAGTAAACGGAGCAACTCTCAAGGACGGTATTCTTGCAATAGTATTGAAGTTAGAAATCCCCGAAGAGAAGCGTCCTCGACAAATTAAAATTACTTAATTTAAACGAGGAAGAAATGAAACAGTACATTGTGGAACGTATAGATGCGTTATACTGTGTTGCAGTTATTGGAGGAACCATCGCACTTATGGCGATTGCGTTACATCCACTCACTCAACCACTTGCATAAAACATCTAAAAACTAGGTGTGGGGGGATTAATTTCCCCCTACATATTATTATGATAGCATACCAAATAGTAGATTTCAATAGTAAAGTTTCTGTAGAGTACAGTCGTATCTCTCAGGAATCCTTTGCACCCGCAATTGAAGCGGGTATAATTTCAGAAATAATCCCTGTTCAATGTGTAACACCATTTACCTTATGGCAATATGAGGACGATTTCAATTGGGATAAGACCCTAGTTGAAATGGAAAAGAAGGGTGAAGGAACTATAACACCTACTGAACGTAGTGGAAATATCTCTCATTGGTTGTTAATGAAACAACAAGGTGAGACAGATGAACGTTTCCTTATCTTAGAACATGACGCATATCTAACAGACTTGGGTATGTTTGAGAAGTGTATTGATAGAATGCAACAACATGATTTATGTTATGCAAACCTAGGACTCTTCATGTCATGTTATTCTTATAACAAGCATACTGCAAACTGGTGTTGGGAATTACTTACCGAACATCAATTACCAATCAACTGCGGCCCTTATGGTGTTGCAGAGAGAATGTTTAAGACGTATGCAGATAACTATCTTGCGAAGAGAAATTATCTGAATAAACACTTTACCTACATGACCCATTATAAAGACATGGAACACATAGGGTTTGGTAAAACTTCACAAGATATGTTCAAGACATATAACTTCAGACCCGAAGACTCAAATGACCCCCATCCTGAGTTCAGAATGCCTTCGACCCAAGTGGTAAGTAAGTCACTAAAGGTCACACAGAACCACCACAACTATGATGAAATATTCATAGAAAATCCTTGGAAAAGAACTAAAGCTTTTAAAGTTATTCCTTGACATTGTCTGCGGGGTAGTATATAATGGGTACAAATGAAAAAAGGAATATAATATGGATTTCTACACTACTGTCGAGCGTTTTGGTAACAACCTACTATACCGAGGATACAACGGGACTGAGAGGGTTCATAAAAAGATACCATTCAAACCCACACTATTCGTCCGAAGTGAGAAGGGTTCGTGGAAAAATCTACAAGGGCAGTCAGTTGATTCCCTAGAGTTTGATACTATGCGTGATGCGACTGACTTCACGAAACGGTATGAGAACGTACAGAACATGGAAGTGTTCGGTATGAATAATTACATCTATCAGTTCATTGCACAAAAGTATCCTGACACAATCTCTTATAATCGTGAGGTCATGAACATCGTGACTATTGATATTGAGGTGCAGTCCGATGATGGATTCCCTGAACCCGACAAAGCAAACTATCCTGTAATCTCTATTGCACTAAAGTCTACCCGCAGTGACAAATACATTGTGTTTGGTCTTGGTGAATATGAGTCCCCCGAAAATGTAATCTATGTAAAATGTGAAAGTGAAACTGCACTATTACATAAGTTTGTTGAGTACTGGCACACGTCTCTTGACCCTGATATCGTCACGGGTTGGAATACTAAGAACTTTGATATCCCTTACCTCGTGAACCGTATCCGTAAATGTTTCGGAGAAGAAGAGGTTTCAAGACTATCCCCGTGGGGAAAGGTCACCCCCAAAGTTGTGCGTGGTAATGTCTTTATCCCTGATTCAAATACTTATGACATTATGGGTATCGCATCTCTAGATTACTATGACCTGTTCAAGAAGTTTACTTACAACACCCTAGGTCAACAAGAGAGTTATCGACTTGACCATATCGCACACGTGATACTCGGTGAACGTAAACTCTCGTATGAAGAACACGGTAACCTACACACACTCTACAAGAATGACCACCAAAAGTTTATTGACTACAATATCAAAGACGTTGAGTTGGTTGCAAAGTTAGATGAAAACCTAGGTCTGATTGACCTTGCATTGACTATGGCATATCGTGGTGGTGTTAACTATAATGATGTCATGGGTACTACTGCGATTTGGGATGCAATCATCTATCGTATGTTGAACAAACGTAAGATTGCAATCCCACAGAAAGTCGAGAAACCCAAGGGTGAATATGCGGGTGGTTATGTGAAAGAACCCCAAGTAGGTTCACATGACTGGGTGACTTCCTTTGACTTGAACTCTCTATATCCTAACATCCTTGTACAATACAACATGTCCCCCGAAACCGTCACCGATGGTTTGGTTGATACTGACGTTGGTCGCATGTTATACAAACAGACCGAGGTGACCCGCAAAGAAGATTTTGCAACTGCACCTAGTGGAGTTCGATTCAAGAAAGACCGTACAGGTGTCATCCCCTCTATCATTCGTGAGTACTATGATGAACGTAAAGTTATCAAAAAACAAATGTTGGAAGCACAACAAGAGTATGAGACCGCACCAACCCACGCATTGAGAAACAAGATATCAACCCTAGACAATCAACAGATGTCTATCAAGATTTTGATGAACTCTCTTTATGGTGCATTGGGTAACAGGTGGTTCAGATACTTTGACCAACGTGTTGCAGAGTCCGTTACACTTGCGGGTCAGTTATCCATCCTATGGGCAGAGAGGAAGATGAATGACGAGATGAACAAACTCCTTGGTACTAACAAGGACTATGTTATCGCAATCGATACTGAGTCCTTGTATGTTAATATGTCATCTCTTGTTTCCAAAACAAACCCCAAGAACCCTGTCAAGTTTCTAGACAAGATATGTAAGACCCACTTCGAGAAAGTATTGACCGAGACGTATCAAGAACTCGCAGACTATACAGGTGCATACGAAAACCGTATGGAGATGGGACGTGAGGTTATTGCAGACAAAGCAATATGGGTTGCGAAGAAGAGATACATTCTGAATGTTCACAACAACGAAGGTGTCCAGTATGCAAAACCCAAACTCAAACTAATGGGTATCGAAGCGGTCAAGTCATCAACACCTATGGTTGTTCGTGACAAGATGAAAGAGATGTTTGGTATTGTGGTGAAAGGGACTGAGGGTGAGACACAAAAGTATATAAGAAACTTCCGCAGTCAGTTCAACAAACTTCCCGCAGAAGATATCTCGTTCCCTCGTGGTGTATCTAATATCAAGAAGTGGAGGGACGCAAAGACCATCTATAGTAAGGGTACACCTATCCATGTTCGTGGTGCATTGTTGTACAATCATAACGTAAAGTCAAAAGGATTGCGTCATGAGATTATCAAGAATGGTGAGAAGATTAAATTCGTATATCTCAAAGTCCCTAACCCGATAAAAGAAAACATTATCTCATATCCACAAAACTTACCTCGTGAGTTGGGACTGCAACAGTATATTGATTATGATAAGATGTTCAAGAAAACATTCCTTGACCCCCTTGAACCAATCCTTGATGCGGTTGGTTGGAGTGCGGAACCCCGTGCATCATTGGAGGACTTCTTTGGATGATGACATTATGGGGAGAGGTGGATGATATTGAGACCAAGGTGTGTTCACTTTGTGGTACAGAAAAACACATTCATGAGTTTGGATTAAGAAGTGGTAAGAAAGAAAACTTTGCACATACCCGACAGAATAGACGTAATGAATGTTCTTGTTGTAAGAATAAGTTAAACAAACAAACGAGACTTGCAAAACAACTTGCGGGTAAGTGTCCTGATAATCATACATGTCCTATCTGTAATAGGAATGAGGAAGAACTGAAGGGTGAACATAATGGGTGGCAGAATAAGTCTCCATTTGTTCTTGACCACGACCACGTCACGGGTGAACCTAGAGAATGGATATGTCAACATTGTAATATCGCATATGGTTCTAATGGGTTTAACGAAAATCTAAACACTCTAAATAGTGCTATAAAATATTATTATAAATGGAATGGGTAATGAAAACTAACGAAGACTTGTTTCCACATCTAGACTTCAGTACTGATAAGGGTTGGGGATATCTTCCACCTACCGATGAAGTTCTAGATGTATTCAGATATGTTAAATCTGAGTGTAACCCTGAGAGGATTCTAGAGATAGGATACTATGCGGGTCACTCCACATCTTATCTTGCAGAGATAATGCCTGGCACTGATATTATATCGTGTTGTCCAAATCATCCTATGTATCGAGATACGGTATTGAGGGTGGAGAGAAAGTATAGGTATGTAAAAGTTATAGGTGTTAAGTCCCCTGAGATATTTGAATACATCTGTGATTGGACGTTTGACTTTGCATTCGTTGATGGTAGTCACCACAAAAAACCTGTGATGATGGATGTCGCATTATGTTTGACAATGGGTGTCAAGTGGATACTGTTTGATAATGCAGACCAACAAGAAGTACAAGAAGGTATTGCACCATATATGCATAGACTAGAACAGGTAAAAGAATGGCAATACACGGGAGTTAACAAAGGTAAAAGTCGTGTAAATTCTATTACTTTATTTCGTGTAAAGGGTTGACAAATACTGTTGTTCTTGTTATAATAGGTGTATGTTAAATAATGAGAGAAATGAAATGAAAAATGGATTAATAGGAACACACATCGCCACGGGAATTCCGATGGAGATACCACTCAACTACAAAGAGATGCAGTTAGGTCTGTATAAGGATATTACGGGTGAAGAGAAGTGGGACACCATGTGTGATATGGTACTTGAGAGAACAGGTATCACAATCATTGGTGAGATGGAAATTGATTACATGGTAGTCGAAGGCGTCAAACACGTATTTCATTAAAATAATCCTTGACAATACCTGTCTAATATAGTATAATGGTACACAATGAAATACTCACTTACAATATTCAAAAATACCTACGACAATCAGACCCATCGAAATATGGAAATCGATGGTCTAGATGCGTTCGAAGGTTTGTTGTATGGTATGTCTCGCAAGGAGGGTCAGAAGGGTGGAAATAATTCTAGTGTTCTTATTAGTCCTAGTTGTTATATCAAAGACACTACGAGAAGTAATAAGAATGTTACTAACTGGGGTGGTTGGGCTGCTCTTGACGTTGATGATTTTATTCTACCTGATATACTGGACTATGCCAGTGGAGACGAATTGGTACGACATCTTCAACGAGTACTCGAAGAAAAGTTCGGAGAGTATTACTACATTTGTTACTCTACCGCATCATCTCGACTTGAACAACCAAAGTTCAGATTAGTATTCCCTCTTACAAAACAAGTAGACGTAAAGGTACTACCACACTTTTGGTTCGCACTCAATCGTGAGTTTGATGAACTAGGAGACAAACAAACAAAAGATGTATCACGTATGTACTACGTCCCCGCAGTATATCCTGATGCACTCAATTTTATATTTACAAACAAAGGTATAATCACCGACCCTGAAATGTTGATGGAGAAACATTCTTATGTTGAACCTCAAGGTAAAACATTCATTGATAGATTACCACCTGAGTTACAGAAAGCAGTGATGGAACATCGTAAGAATTCATTAGAGAACACAGACTTTTCGTGGACTTCTTATCGTGACTGTCCGTTCTGGCCTAAACAACTTGGTATCGAATATCAAAGAATTACAGGTACAGGATGGTATCATAAGATGTATCAGATTATGGTTGCGGTATCGGGTAATGCAGTAAAACGTGGATACCCTATGAATGCACACCAAGTCGCAGAGTTGTGTAAACAGTTCGATGTTGATAACGGAAACTGGTACGATAACAGACCCCTAGATAAAGAGGCAGATAGGGCATTAGAATATATTTACAGGAATGGATAAATGAGAATTTGTGTAACAGGAGCCGCAGGGTTCATTGGTAGTCACCTTTGTTTAGATTTACTAGGTGAAGGACTAGACGTTATTGGACTAGATAGTTTCAATGACTATTACGACCCCGCACTAAAACATGCACGTATTGATGCATTCGACCATATGGTAGAAAATGTCGATATGAAAGACTTCGATGCACTTGACACTTTCTTTAATGAGTATCAACCTGACATTGTAGTTCACCTAGGTGCTCGTGCTGGTGTTCGTGATTCAGTTGGTAAAGAAGTTTTATATCATCAAGACAATATTGATGCAACACAAAATCTAATCCAGTGTTGTAAGTTGTATAATGTTGGTAAGGTTCTATATGCATCTACAAGTTCTATCTATGGTGGAACACCTATTCCAAAGGATGGATGGACAGAAGAAGATGTTACGGGTCACCAATTAAACGCCTATGCGTACACTAAACGTGTGAACGAATGTCAATTTAAGATTAGTGGTCTTAACAATGTAGGACTAAGGTTCTTCACAGTATACGGCCCTTGGGGGAGACCTGATATGGCACTCTTTCAATTCACCCAAAAGATTATTGCGGGTGAAGAGATTGAAGCATTCAACTATGGTGATATGAAACGAGACTTTACCTACATTGCGGATATCATTGAAGGAATTAAGATTGCGATGTTAAGTGACATTCCTAGTGGTGAGATATATAATATAGGTCGAGGGAAACAAGTAGAGTTAATGCATTTCATCGAATGTATAGGTAAAGAACTTGGTAGACAACCTATCATCAAACTTGCACCAAGACATCCCGCAGACACGCTGGAGACTTGGAGTAATACTGAGAAACTGGAAGGATTAGGGTATAAACCTAAGACTAATATTGAAGTAGGTGTACGAGCATTCGTAGACTGGTATAAACATTTTTATAAGGTAAATTAAATGAATAGAAAACAAACATTAGAAGGTAATTGGGAAAACCCAATGAAACCTAACGACCCAAACAATCTTGAAGGTCAAAACCCTGTCGATAGATTGGTGCCGGAACAAACATCCGAACATCCCGAACAAATGGGTGTTCTTAAGATTGGTATCGTGGGACACGGGTTTGTTGGTGGTGCAGTAGATTATGCATTCACCCATCCTGATGTACAGAAGTTTTATGTTGACCCCAAACATGGTACAACACTTGATGACCTCATTGCATGGAGTCCTCACCTTACATTTATTTGTGCCCCAACACCTATGAACCCTGAGACTGGATTTGTTGATGCATCTATTGTAGAGGATGCAACCCTAAGATGTTTCGAGGATACCGAGGGTGCTGTTATTATCAAATCAACAATCACTCCCGATGTTATTGATAGGATTGCAAACTCTGTTTATGAAAATGATATGAAACGTCTTTGTTATAATCCTGAGTTTCTTACTGAGTCAAATGCAAAAGAACAATTTGTGAATGCACCTTATCATGTATTGGGTGGTCATCCACAATGTACTTCAGACATCGAACAGATTTATTCTATGTTCTCTCTATGTACTACAGATAAGTTTGTACATTTGTCTGCACCTGAAGCTGCATTCGTCAAGTATGGGGTGAACTCATTCCTTGCAACCAAAGTAACATTCTTTAATCAACTCTATGATACAGTCGCAGAATTTGGATGTAACTGGCCATCGGTTGCGAACACTATTGGTATGGATTCTCGTATCGGTGTAGGTCATACACGTGTGCCAGGTTATGATGGTAAACGAGGATTTGGTGGTGCATGTTTCCCTAAAGACTTAGTTGCATTTAATAATTTTGATAAAAAGAACTTGACATTACTTGCAGAAGTTGATATAATAAATAAAAATTATAGAACAGTCTATGATTTGGATGATAGGGAAAAAGCAAACAATATCACGTTTGGTAAACCCAAAGAAGAAACTGACCCCATCACTGAAAGAGTGCAAGAGGTTAGTACAGATAATGTAGAGTCAGATGAAGACTTATTTGAAGGAGAAATGAATGTCGATAATGGACAAACTGAAGAAAAACAGTAAAATCAAAACTACCGAAGTACTTGCGAATAGTAAGTTCTTCACTGAAAAAGATATGGTTCCGACAGACGTGCCAATGGTTAACGTTGCATTGTCGGGTAGTATTGACGGTGGTGTCACGCCAGGATTGACCGTCCTCGCAGGCCCTTCCAAGCATTTTAAAACTTCGTTCGCACTACTAATGGCGGGTGCTTATATGAAAGCGAAGAAAGATGCTGTCATGTTGTTCTACGATAGTGAGTTTGGTTCGCCGCAATCTTACTTTGAACAATTCGGTATAGACACCGAACGGGTGTTACATACTCCAATCGCAAATGTCGAAGAACTTAAGTTTGACCTAGTGGGTCAACTTGAAAATCTTGATAGAGCGGATGATGTAATAGTAGTCATTGACTCCATAGGTAACCTCGCATCCAAGAAGGAATTGGAAGATGCGATTAACGAGAAGTCGGTTGCTGATATGTCCCGTGCAAAAGCGTTGAAGGGTCTCTTCAGGATGTGTACCCCATATCTTACAATGAAGAATATTCCAATGCTTGCCGTCAACCACACTTATAAAGAAATTGGTCTATTCCCTAAAGACATTGTTGGAGGTGGTACAGGTATCTACTATTCCGCAGACAACATTTGGATTCTTGGAAGACAGCAGGATAAGGTTGGTACTGAAGTGAAAGGTTACCGCTTTATCATTAACGTGGAGAAAAGTCGTTATGTTAAAGAGAAGTCAAAAATTCCTATCACTGTGTCTTGGGAAGGTGGTGTACATCGTTTTAGTGGTTTGTTGGATGTCGCTATTGTTGGGGGTTATGTTGTTAAGCCTTCCAATGGTTGGTACAGTGTCGTTGATAAAGAAACTGGAGAGATGGTTGGAGGTAAAGTAAGACTTGCCGATACACTCGAAGAAGATTTTTGGAAACCAGTGTTTGACAATACTGACTTTGCAGATTTCTTAAAATCTCAATACTCAATGGGTCTTGCAACTAAAGTAGATATGGATGCGATTGCAGATGTCGAACTCTAATAAAGAATTACCGCTGAGTCTCAATACACTAAATGAGGGAATCCACTATGAATTGATTCCCTCAGATAATATTGATGATGGATGGGATGTCCGACTCATGGAGGAATATCCCGAAACTGTGATACGATTTGGTACTATCAGTCTTGATAATGAAAATGAAGAACTTAAGTTTAGTTTTGAAATTGTCAGTACACCCGATGCAGATTTATCACTTGAGGACTTGACATTTACTGCATACTGTGGTAATATACTAGAAAGTGTAATTACAGAATCCTTATCTAATGGTTCTACAATTATGACGGATAAAGATACAGGTGAACAATATGTCGGTGAGGCATTGAGAGAGGATTATGATGAATATAAACTTACAAACAACGATTCTACGGAATCTACTAACTAACGAGGAATATACCCGAAAAGTATTACCCTTCCTTGCACCCACTTATTTCGAAGGGGTGTATAAAGACCTATTTAAAGAGGTCACTAAATTCGTATCTAAGTTCAATGCACTTCCTACTATGGAAGCATTCAAGATTGAAGTTGATGAAGGTGGTAGGTTATCTGATGCAGACTATGGTCAAGCAATGGATTTACTTCCTACCATCTTTAAATACGAGAAAGAAAATCTAGAATGGTTGGTCGAGTCTACTGAGAAGTGGTGTCAAGACCGTGCGGTGTTCAATGCAGTAATGGAGTCCATCTCTATTATTGATGGTAAACATGCGAACCTACAAAAGAATGCAATCCCCGAAGTATTATCAAAAGCACTTGGTGTGACGTTCGATACAAATATTGGTCATGATTTTATTGAGAACGCAAATGAACGTTTTGAGTTCTATCATATGCAAGAAGAACGTATCCCGTTCGACCTAGAATTTTTCAACAAGATTACCAAAGGTGGTTTACCTAACAAGACCTTGAACATCGCACTTGCGGGTACGGGTGTTGGTAAGTCATTGTTCATGTGTCATGTCGCTGCAAATGCTTTAGTCCAAGGACGTAATGCATTGTACATTACTATGGAGATGGCAGAAGAACGTATTGCAGAACGTATTGATGCAAACCTATTGAACGTCCCTATTGACCAACTGGAGAACCTATCTAAAGATATGTTTACTGACAGGGTCAAAGGTGTTGCAGAGAAGACCCAAGGTAAACTCATTATTAAAGAGTATCCTACAGGTCAGGCACATACTGCCCACTTCCGTGCATTGTTGAATGAACTAAAACTCAAGAAGAACTTTGTACCTGAGATTATCTTTATTGACTATCTAAACATCTGTGCCTCATCTCGTATGAAGGGTATGGGTGGTGCAATCAACTCTTATACTTACATCAAGAGTATTGCAGAAGAACTAAGAGGTCTTGCAGTTGAGTTCAATGTACCAATTGTTTCTGCAACACAAACCACTCGTAGTGGATATGGTAATGATGATGTTGGATTGGAAGATACTTCTGAATCATTCGGACTACCCGCAACCGCAGACTTGATGTTCGCATTGATATCTAACGATGAACTAAATAACCTAGGTAAGATATTGGTAAAACAATTAAAGAACAGATACAACGACCCAACCTCTAATCAGAGATTTACTCTTAAGGTTGACCGTAGTAAGATGCGACTAGAAGATGATAATGACCCCGATGAACAAATCAGTAGTGATGACACGCCCGTGTTTGATAACTCTAAGTCGGGTGAGAGATTTAAAAACTTCAAGATGGAGTAGTAATGCGTGAATCAATGATGAAAATTTTGTTTAAGAGATGGGAACATAATAAACAGTTCTTCTATCCTACAGGGATAGACCTTGTACCTCAAGAAACTCTAGATGAACTCCTTGCGATGGCATTAAGACTTGACCCTGAGTTAGAGTTTATTGATAGACCGTGGAGAAAGATTGCATATAATAGTACCCCTAAAATTATCGAACAGGTAGTAAAAGAACATGGTGGTACTACACGTGATGCACGTGAGTTCGTAAGACGTAGATTGATTATGGCACGTGAACTTGGTACACCCGCAGATGGTGTAACCGAGATTGTGATTGACCAATACAGATTACCAAAACGAATTGCAGACCCATTGTCAAAACAAGTCAGTGAGATGTTAGATATTCCTATCGAAGAGATTGACCCTATCGTACAGATACAGAACGAAGGTACTATGTTATATCCTCATAAGGGACATGCACGTAACTCATCTCTCTTTTGTTTACTTCAAGGTAATGAAGAAAAAACTACATGGTATGATGAAACAGAACCATTTAAAGTTCATGATATATATCGCATACCCGATTATTCTAAACTGAAAGTTGCAACACAGGTTCAACTACGTGAAATGGAATGGACAACATTTAATCATTATATATGGCATTCCGTAGAAAGAGAACAACAACCCAAACGATGGAGGGTCAATCTAAACATTGACTTTGCATCATTATCTTATGACGAACTGATGGAGAAAATACAGAATGTCAAACGTTAACTTAATCGCTCTTAGTAAACCGTCTTCTATTACAGATTGTAATACCGCAGAAGAACTTATTGCATATGCAGCTAGAGTGAGTAATCCCGCAAACCAAAATAATAAGAAGACATCGAAGGGACTTGTACGATATCTTATTCGTGAAAATCATTGGAGTCCATTAGAGATGGTTCATATGACAATGGAGATTACTACGACCCGTGATATCGCAAGACAGATTATCCGTCATCGTTCGTTTGCATTCCAAGAGTTCTCTCAACGTTATGCTTCACCCGAAGAAGGTGCGGTACATTTTAAAGATGCACGTTTACAGGATGATAAGAATAGACAAAACTCTATTGAGACTCAGAACCTAGACCTTCATCGTGATTGGAGAAAACAACAAGAAGAAGTTGTTCTTAAATCAAGAGAAGCATACAACTGGGCAATCAAGAAGGGTATTGCAAAGGAACAGGCACGTGCAGTTCTCCCTGAAGGTAATACAGAATCAGTTCTTTATATGGCAGGTTCTCTACGTTCATGGATTCACTATTGTGAACTAAGACGTGGACATGGTACTCAGAAAGAACATATCAAGATTGCAGATGACTGTTGGGAAATTATCAAGGTTCATTTCCCCTCTATTGCAGAAGCGTTAGAAGACTAATGGAAGTAGTAATAGGAAAAGAATTCATGAAACGTCTGAATAGTATTTCGGACGAATTCTTTTCTATGGATTATAAAAAGAATAAGTACGTATCTACACGAAATGATGATTCCTATACGAGGGGAGAAGAGTATTGTAGTGACCTTGCGTTGAAAGAAAAACTTCATAATTGGGAAGACCACGAAGGTTTTCCTGAAGAATACTTTGCACAACCCATATCATTAATGGTCAAAAAAGACCCTGAGATATGGACACCTTTCCGAGACAAAGTAAAGTTTGACTTTGCAAATGAGATAGGAGCACATTCAAGTGCATTATTATCTTACTATCCAAAAGGTGGTCATGTAGGATGGCACACTAATTGGAATGCGAATGCATATCAAGTGTTGTTTACCTACAGTAAACACGGTGATGGTTACTTTAGGTGGTATGACAAAACAACAGATACAATACATACTATTACCGATGTAGTCGGATGGCAATGTAGACATTATTATTTTGGTAGGAAAGAAGAAGAGTTTCAACACTGTTGGCATTCTGCATATGCGGGATGTGATAGATTGACTCTTGCATATAAGTTCTCAAACAAAAGTATTTACGATGACCAAAATGAAAAGGCAATCGAAATGAGGGACTTATGCATCGAAGAAGTAATGCAATAAAAACCTTGACAAACACTGTGTATTATAGTATAATGGTACAAATTCAAAATTGGAGAAACGAATGAAAAAAGGTGATGTGGTCACAGTAGTGACAATTAGTGGAGAGTATGTTGGTAAACTACTTTCTCAAGATAATGGAAGTATTGGACTAGAGAACCCAAGGATGGTTCTATCAGACCCTAACTCAGGTAAGATGGGATTTGCAAAGGGTCTTGCAGCAACGGGTATTGAAAATCCAAAGACTGCGGTGTTCAATCAAGTGGTTGTATGTCTAATGACAAACCCCGATGTAAAGGATGCGTTCTTAAGAGCAACAGGTGAGAAAACAATTCTCGAACCAAAACAGACCATTATTACATAGGAGTTGTAATGCCTAAAAGTGAAGTAGACTATAAGTATAATGAAGGCAATACAATTGCAGAATTAAAGTCGTATGTTGATAACACGTATGGTGAACATTATTCTAAGAATAAGTTTCAAGCAACTGAGTTCATCATTGATGGTGGACATGGAGACGGGTTCTGTATTGGAAACATTCTTAAGTATGCACAACGTTATGGAAACAAGGATGGGTATAATCGTAAGGACTTGATGAAGGTTCTACATTATGCAATCATTCAATTACACGTACACGACCACTACGATAGAGGTTAGTATGAAGAAGAAGGAACGTATTCCTTTAAAAAACGGATATGAATTTGACGCACTTACAAAGGCACGTAAATGGTATAAGTACCTAAACAAGCCAGGAGTTGTGAAAAAGATTAAGAAATCTTACAACAAACGTATCAGAAAACATTTTAAAGTGTTTGATAAGAATGATGTAAAGTATTCAGATGGAGATAATACGTGACAACACTTGCAACCATAGGATGTAGTTTCGTGTGGGGAGATGAGTTGGTGGGGTTTCAAGACAATCCCCCTTCTCATTTCCAAAACACATTTGGTAGTATCCTCGCACGTAAGTTGGGTATGGAACACGAAAACCTAGCGATGTGTGGTAACGGTAATGCAAAAATATTCCGTGACCTTTTATTGTACCTATCTGACAATCAACCCGATGCGATTGTTATTGTTTGGTCTGCATGGAAACGGATTGAACTCTTCGAATCCAAATACAAGAATGCCGAACGGGATATGAAAATCCAAAGAGAACAGAATATGTCACAGTTCTCACCCGTTAGATATAACTATCTCAATAAAGAGAATAAGGATGTTGCGGGTATGTGGGGTACTCTTGTAAACAATAATCAAACAGGTATCATTCAGACATTATCTTATATGTCTGCAATTCAACAATTGTGTGATGCAAGAGGAATTAAGATTGTACAATCTGTATTTCATACTGCAATGTCAAATCAATTATTGGATGCGTTCTACAGAACCGCTGATAAAAATGATACTATGGAATGGAGAAGGTATGTCCATGATAGAATCAAAAATCATCTAAGACCCGAATGTACTCTTGGTATTAGGTGGATTGAAATTATGGAAAAGACATTTTCTAATCCTAAACTTCATAGAAAAGGGATAGGTCTCCCTGATGGACGTGTAAAAATTCATACAGGTCAAGCGGTACGGGATGATAATGACCACTGGACTATGTATGAAATCGCTAAAGAAAACGATGACATCGCAGAGTTCGGTCATCCGAAAGAACTCACACATCGACTCTATGCAGAGTCCCTCGAAGAAATATTCAAAAAACTTTAAAAAAAGTGAAAAAAAGACTTGACAAACCCTGTTGAGTCATGTATTATACACATATCGATTGGGAAAACGTGACCACTCGCCTAGGGAAGTTTGTGACTTTCAGGTGATAAGCGACAGACTCTATTGCGAATGATTAACATACCATTGGTAGAGTCGATACAAAGTGGAAAAGGTAAAAAAACAAAATCGAGAGAACTAAACTCATTGAGTCACAGTGTGACAATAGGATGAGGCAGATTCCGCCCTAGGGGATGAGATGTCGAGGTTACATACCATTAAGTTGGTCACTCCAGTAGCTCTCATTCCCTATCATGGGTGTCCCTTTTTTTATAATGAATGGAGTAGTGATGCAAACATTTCACGGTTCAATGAAGTACGATATGCACGGACGCAAACGTAAGACCAATGCATGGAAGAAGGCGAAACCTTACAAACCCAAATTCAAACCCTTAGACAATTATTCATTAGGACGTGATGGTGATGACCATCGTGAGAAGTATCCGTCCATGAGTTCTACAGGGATGGGATATACACCCGCAAAAGACCAATCATATAAGATTGAGGAGTCTAAGAACTTCACAGTTGCGATTGGATATAACAAGGGTAGTTACCAAGTCATTCCTCGTGACGAAGTCAAAAGTATTGGAAAATAATTCAAAAAAAGACTTGACAAAACCTGTTCTTGTTGTTATAATAAGTGTATAAAATGAGAAAAGGAGAGAGAATGAAATTTTTACAGAAACATGGATTGTTGGATGGGGACTTTGTTCAACCTCTAGTCATTATGACTATTGTGTTACTTTTAGGAGAATTATTATGAATATATTAGAATATGGTGTGTATGAGTCATTCAATAAGAGTGGTTCATCTAGACAGGGTGAGATTACCACCACCTACGATACCCTTTTGAATCTTTTCGGTAAACCGTCTTATACAGATGCAGACCCATATGAGAAGGTATCTTGTGAGTGGGTTCTACATGTCAAAATCGAAGACGGTGAAGACTGGGTCTACAAACAGGTTTCCATCTATGCATGGAAGTACGGTAGAATCCCTACTGAGGAATGCCAGTGGAACATTGGTGGTTTTGACTGGGATGCAACAGAAGTTGTTGCAACAATTATTGAAAACGGTATTGCACCCGACTATAGTGAGGTTGCGTAATGATTAGAGTATTGATTGGAATCATCTTAGTGATGGGTGGTGTTGGTGGAATTGAAACTAACACTGAAGTGGCAATACCTTTGGACAGTCTTGGTATCGCACTCTTAGGACTTGTAATAATGGGTTGGGGTGCAATTGATTTAAATAAGGAAAGTAGATATGAGTAAAATTGGACAATTCAATTTTGAGTGTCAAGAGATTGCGGAGAGTAATTTCAATGAGAAACGGGATGTTGTGATTGCAGAAGTTGAGAAGACTTTTGGTAAACGTCCTGATATGGTGTCCTATGCAACCCAAGTTACGGTT